CCGCCTATAAGAAAAGGGGGCAGGCGCGATGGTCTGCCCCCGTTGGTTTACGGAGTGCTTATATTAAGCGGATACTTAATTAAGCCTGGGTCTTGTAGACATAAACGCCCTTGCACTTGCTGTCAAGAACAAAGGAGTCGTAAATGAAGCGACCCTCAACGACATCGCCGTCAACGCCCATGGGGTTTTTCTGAACGCGGAGGTTCTTGAGCTGTACGGGGTCAACGGTTGCGCCCTTTACCTTGATGATGAAGCCAACCTTGTTGGGCATATAGGTGGAGGGAACGGTTACGACAGCGATGCCGTCAATAGTGCCCTTGTAGCCCTTTGCGATGACCTCTGCGGTCATATCGTTGCCGACCATAACCTGGTCTGCGAGTTTGAACTTAACATAGTCAAGCTCGGAGATGTAAACGGTGCGACCTGCAAGGGGAACATTCTCGTCGCTCATTGCTGCGGATGCAGTGAAGATGGCTTCAACGATGTTGGTCTTGGAAAGTGCAGCTTCACTGCCGGCGTTGGAAAGGACTGCGTTTGCGCCGGTAAGACCGTGACCTGCTGCCCACTGTGCGAGGCGGTACTTGTCAACCTCGGGAGTGCAGACCTCATCCCACTGTCTCTTGAGGCAAGCGTTTGCCTGCTTGATGTTGTACTGCTGTGCGGCGTTGCCTGCATCAATGGAGAAAGTGAAGCAGCGGTCTTTGGAGAGGGTAAGGGTCTGCTTGGTATCGCCAAGCTCGGTGAGGTTACCGAAACGGGCAGTGCCGCTGCGGGTGTAGTCACCGTTGGAAACGGTGTCAATGGAATAGATGGTGATTTCGTTTACACCGCTGAAAGTGTAATCCTTGCCTGCGCCGGTGTCGGTCTTGGATGCTGCTGCGAAGCGTTCTGCTACTTTTTTCTGATATTCGGAAGTAAGATTGATTGCCATTGTGTTATTCTCCTTAAAAAATTAATCTGTGCGGCAAGGAGTAACCGCAGTCTGTATCAAGTGCCGTCATACCACGCGGCATCAAAGTCACTCATCTTTGAGGCTGCGCCCCTTGACTTGCGGCTTCCCGTGCTGCGCTTGGCGTTCTTTGCATTGTCCTTGAGTGCCTTGTTTTCAGCCTCAAGCTCTTTCAGCCGCTCCGAAAGCTGTCTGCTTTCCTCCGCTTTGCTGTGCTTTTCGTAAGCATCGGAAATATCCATGCCCTTGTGGACATCATCCCAAACCTCTTTGGGAATTGCATCTGCCTTTACATCGGGATGGTTTTCCGCAAACCGCTTAAAGCTGTCTTTTCTCTGCTGCTCTGCCGCAGCCGCATCTCTGCGCTGCTTAACATCAGCCTGCACTCTCTCCCTTGCCTGCGCCGCCGTGAGGCTTCGGTCGTTAAGCATAAGTGCCTTAACTCTCATATTCTCTATGAGCGCATCGGGAGTTGTCTTCTGCTGTTCGGCAAGCTCTTTTACAAACTGCTCAAACTCGTTGCCGTTTTCTTTTTCTGCCTTGAGAGTATCTATCTCGGCGCGTATTCTGTCGTAGTCAAGCCCTTTCTGTGCGAGGGCTTTCATCTCGTCACGGGTATAGCTCTTGGTTTCGCCAAGATGCTTCAGCTCAAAAAGCTCGTCAGCCTTTTTCTCATCGGCACTCTCGGTTTCCTCCGCAGGCTCTTCCGCTTCGGTTTCGGTTTCTGCTGTGGTTTCGTCTTCCTCCTCCGCTTCGGTTTCCTCTTCCGCTTTCGGCTGGTCTGCCTCTTCGGTTTCGGTTTCCTCTGCTTCGGCTTCCTCGGTGATTACGCCATCGTTCCAATCGTCATCAATTGCGGAGATGGTTTCCTCGTTGAGGTCGCTTACTGCGGCATCGTCAAACATTGTCATTTCGTCCATATTGTGTATCGTTTCCTTTCAGCCGCTATGGTCGGCGGCAAATTGTCTTTCGGCTTGGTGTAGCCTTTCCGTACAGCTCGGACATAGAGGGCTGAATTAAATCAGCCCGCCAATATCGCCGGTTGAATTAACCTTTCTTGCAAGGGCATTATAGCCTCCGCCCGTAGGTATCTCCGGAGCTTGCCCCTGGTCTGTGATGCTGCCGCCCTCGGGTGCGGCTTCTGCCGCCGCCTGCTGCTGCATCATCATCTGCTGCTGTTCAAGCTCCTGCGCTTTCATCTCGTTGATGAGTCCGCGCCTATTGGGGATATATCCATCGGGAATGCGGTCAAGATACTGAACGGTGCTTATCTTGCCCTGCATCAAAAGGTTATCAAGGGTCTGGATGGAGGCTATCTCCGAATAGTACGAAGATGCGCCAACATCAAGCTTGAGTGTCATCGGATGGAGCTTTAGCTCTCCGAAATCAAACGGAACGGGAATTTCATCGGGGATGTGTGTTGCTCCCGTGAACTCCATCGCCTGCCGCGCTTCGGGAGGCGTGGGCATATCAACGGTGCGCTCTCCGTAGTATTCCGCCATAAACTCAAGATATATTCTGAACAAATCCTCTATGCACTGATAAAGGTTCTGCTTTGTAAGCTCAATAGGTGTGCTTGCCGCTCTCTGCAATGCGATGATTGCCGATGTGTTGTCGGGGCGTGTATCACCCAGAGCAACGCTTGTTGCGCCCATGCTCTGCTCTGTCTGCTCAACAAGAAGCTGAATAAGCTGACTGACCTGCGGGGAAATCTGTGCAGGGTCAATGATGCGCGCTACATTGTTCATATCGCCGCCCGCCACGGGAACTGCTCCGCCCGGGCGGTTATCCCACTTGGCTATGCGGGTCTTGTCATACATTATCTTCGGGAAAGCGGTACGGGTAAGGGATGTGCCGCTCATCGCCCACAGCTTATTGACGAGGATCTGATTGGGGATAAGCCCCGTAATCATTGCCTGCCCGTGGTAGCTGTTCTGAATGTAATCCCAGTTAAGCCATACAAGCGGGTACAGCTTGATGCCGAGGGAGCAGGCTTCCTTTATCTCAACATCCCGTGTTGACTCATAAGCCCAAATCTCTCCGCTGTCATCATCACGCCACAGTGTGAGAAGCACGGTGCATTTGTCGTCAACTCTCTTGACGGCATCCACAGCCTCGCTTTCCTCGCTGTCTGCTCTGATACTGCTTATATTCTTAACTCCGTTTGCCCTTGCGCGGAGCTTCACCTCACGCACAAACTGTCTTTCGGAGATAATGATGTAGGGCTGTGCCTGCACATCGCTGCTGTTCGGGTCACCGAAGAACACTCTTGTGTTTTCAATAATCTCGCTTCGCACAGCTCCCTTGCGCCGCTGCCCCGTTTCAGCCGTATCATCCCAATAGGAATAGATGCAGCCGTCACCGTCAACTGCGGCATTCCTTGAGAACTTGCGGAACAGACTTGATAATCTGTTCTGCTCCATAATCCTTGCAAACTCCTCGTTCACAATTCTCACGGGTTCAAGGAAACTCGTTGTGTCAGCCGCAGCAGCCTGCGCCGATGCGGTCACGGTTATGTTATCCGATGTAATTGTGGATACCTGGAAACCTACCACTCGCTTGAGGAAATTAAGCACTGGCGTTGATAAGCCGTTGCTGTTTACTCCCTCCCACTGCTTGCCGATATAGAAATTCTCGTTAACTCTCACGGAGTCATCAAGGTTCACGGAATTGTTGTAATCCCTGCCCTTATCATAGAATTTCCATACGATTTGCGGGTCTGGTGTGGTTTCTCCGGCAAACAAGCCAAGCTTTTCCTTATCTGCCATCGTCCTCATCCTTTCTGCCGTAAGCCTCCGCTATGGAGTAATTGATAATGCTGTTGAAGCCGTCAATAAAGGCTTCCTCCCGCTTCTCCGATTTCGCAAGTGCTTCGGCAATATCCTTTGCCTCTCCGTCACGGAACGAGATGAACTCCCGCTCATTCTCGTCTATACGGATTGCCATACTGCCCATCCTTGTTATCAGATTGCCTATCTGCTTTTCAAGCTCGGCATTCTTTCTGCCAAGCACCACAAGCTCTGCTATCACCGATGCAAGGCACAGCAGGAAAGCACCTGCAAACACATAAACATATGCTTCTGTCATTCGTTACCCCTTAAACTGCATATCGCCGCCAAGACCTACAAGGTTAATGGTCAGCTTTGTTTCGTTGCCGTCACCCTTGTCGCGGTCTTTATAGCCGCCGTTCTTCTTCTGCTTGAGCAGGAAAATTGCGCCGTTGGTCTTGCCCTTGTCAAGCACAAGCTGATTGAGTGTGTCCTCAATGCGAAGCCTTGCCTTTTCAAAAACACCACGGTAAACAAGGTACTCGGAGTGCCCCTCGCTGCACCATCTCTCAACGGTAGCCGCGCACACTCCAAGGTAAAGCAGCATACCTGCGTAGTTGGGGAACTTGCCCTCTGCCTCACAATCCTTAAAGTAGGCTCTTATTGCCTTATCAACCGCGTGAGCATCGGGGTATTTGGGTTTAGCCATATCTCTCCTCCTCTCAATAGTTAATGTAATCCTCGCCCGCTTCGCCGCCCGTCATAAACTCTTCATAGCTCATATCTCTGTCATCGTCCTCCGCTTCCTCACGCAGCTTTTCAGCCTCGCTCTCAAGCAGGCGGTTGATGGCAAGATAACGGCAGGCATCAACGGTGTGTGTTATTTCGTGCGGTGTCTTTGCACAGTCATTCGGGTTGTCCTCGTCAGACTGTATATCCGCAATGTCACTCGTCACCTTTTGTATATCGTCAAAGAACATCATCGCGGGTAAAACCTCGGGAGGCTCTTTGAATAAGGATTTTACATAAGGGTCTTTCAGCGGTATCGGGGCGAGAAGCTGTTTCATTATCATATGCCCCTGCACTCGGTTGTTATCACTCTTCGTGATAGGCAAGCCGTATTGCAGGAACAGCTCCGCCATCGTCTTGCCGCTGTCCTTTTGTCTGTTCCACATATCGGGAGGAGCATAAGTCATCGTTATGCGTTCCCCCGGCAATGTGTGCTCCTGCGCCGCCTTTGCCGCCTCCTGGATTATCAGACCCTTGCGTTCATATTCTCTGTACGCCCAGCATCTGCCGTCCTCATCTATCGCCCACCATATGCAGGCAAACATATCAAGACCATAGTCAAAGCTGCGGTATCTGTTCCAGTGTGAGGGTATCGGAAACGGCTTCACGGTATGCAAGCCCTGCGTGAACTCCTTAAAGTAGTTGCCGCCGACAGCATTCCAATCGCCGTAACGAAACGCCCGCCTTAAGTCTTCGGGCATATTCGCAAGGTTTCGCAGGTAATTCGGTGAGGATTTCAAAAGAGCTTCGTTGTCCTCTACCGTAGCAAAGATAAAGGTGTAATCCTCGGGGTTCTCGTTCTCCTCGGGGTTTTCGCAGTTGAGCTTGTAGTTTCTGTCTATAAACAGCCTCTTTACCCATCTGTGTCCTACACCGCCGGGGTTGCAGGTGATGTACATTCTCTTCGCAAACGGAGTCGCGCCGCGCAGACAGCCTCCCATATACTGAAAGGCTCTTTCGGAAAACTGCGTTGCCTCGTCCATGAATATTCGGTCATATTCCTGACCTTGGTATTCCTGCTCGGATTGCTCTCCCACCCAATGCCCGAACTTAATCGTTGACCCGTTCTGAAAGGTCATCAAGTGCGAGGAGCCGTTGTACGATGCTATCTCCTGCGGAACAAGCCGCAGCAAAGGTCTGATATGGTTGCTTTCAAGCTCCGGGTAATGAGCGCGCATAATCAGAATTTGTATGCCGTCATTAAGCAAAGCGGTCGCCACGGCACAAGCCCTTACAGCCCATGTCTTGCCGCCGCCCTTTGCGCCGCCGTAGCCCACAAACATAGTCTGCGCTGCAAAGAACTGCTTTTGTTTTTCATTGGCTACGCCAAAGTCAATGCTTAATTCCTTGCTGCCGTCATCGGCGCGGAGTCTTGCCATACCGTTCCTTTCCTTTACGCTTCGCGGAGTCGAACCGCTCTGCCGTCTTACTTGTCAAAGTACGGAGTGCTGCCCGTTACACCAATGCGTTTTATCTTGCTATTAAAAGCCATACCACATTATAACTATCTTTTCAAGATAGTTTCATACGATTATCTATCCGTTTATACTACTTGTTGCCCTTTACACACTCTCAAGCCCGTGCTACAATGTAATTGGCATTAAGCAATGATGAGATTAATCATTTGCATAGAGCCTCCTTTCTACGGCATGCTGTGAGCAGCTTGGGCGAGCTGTGTCCGTTGGAATTATCGCAGGCGGTGAAATTCCGCTCCTCTGTTTCTTGTGGGTATGCAGGGAGGGTTTCTTCCATTTCCCTCCCCGCGTTCTTACCTTTCAGACAGCCTTGAATGTATGCAGTTTGTTCTTCGCGGTGCACTGCATTCACACCTCGTTCAAGGTTGTCTGATGGGCAAGACCGTGTTTTCAAGTCCGTTCCCCACCACGGCACATTGTTTTCCCATCACCATCCCGTGATGGCTTTCCTGTTCTCACCACCACGGCACGGCGGATGCTCCGAGCAAGCTCCGCCTTACCTAACACTCGCAGCCGCCGGTATCTCCTTTGCATTGAAGAGTTTTCTTTTGTTGACATCATTCACCATCAATTACATTTTCTCCTTATTCACCTCCTAAAAAACATCGGCGGCTTTAATAACCAAATCCTGCAAGCAATTGCAGTCATAAGCCACAAGTGCCGTAAGCTCCCCGCCTGCGGCACTTTCTTTTTACCCATTTCCCCAACACGCCTTTATAATTTTTTCAGACCCGAATTAAAAACACCCACACCCCCTTTTTCCCCTACCCCCATATAAATAACTATGCCGTGAGAGCCAATCACTCCCACGGCTTTTTTATGCCTATAAATAAAAATGCCCGCCCGAGATTATCTCCCAGGCGGACAAGAGAAGCCATATACTCCCCAGTGGCAACACCATTCTACCACACTCCAACAGCCGCAGCAACATCGGTTACATTTTAGTTACACGCAGAAACACGGCATTCAACGGAAAGAACAACCCCTCACTAACACGGCTTATTATATATACTAACTATTATGTATAAATTAGTATGGTCTCTGTGGTGAGAACTGCTCCGCATTATAGATTATATAATTATGTTCTCTAATATTAGTATGGTCTCTGTCACGGGACTAATGTGGGGTGGGGGTTTACCCGTCCCCCGTTTTTCCGCCTCCCCCGACTGTAACACAGCCGGTTTATGCCCTGCGCCCTGCTGCTATGCCTGCGCCCTGCGGCGGCTTATAGCCCTGCGCCCGCCCCGCCCCGCGCCACGCGCCCGCCGTCATTGTATCGGAGGAAGACCGGCAACAGCTACGCCCGTCCGCTCCGCAAGACCTTCAACGCCGCCCGCCGCCGTCAGCGGACAACGCCGGAGGCAACGCCCGCCGCCGTCACCGTGCCCGCAATGCCCCAAAACACCGCCGTATCATATGCCGCCCGTATGCTGCGCCCGCTCTCCCGCTCCCCGCTCAAAGATAATCAACCTTTTTATAAGATAGTGGTTTATTTGGTACATATAATAGATATTATGCGAACTTGTAAATCTGTAAAGTAAATGCACTTGACAGCTTGCGCCGTTCCTCCGGCATTCTGCCTCCCGTCCGTTCCCGTGTCCGCCTCTCGCAAACACCTGTCCGCTACTCATGCACACGATTAAAGCGGCTGATATTTATATAGTTCACTGT